GAAAAAAGACAAGTCTGCACACTACGGTTTAAACGTGCCAGAAGGTACTTGGATGGTTAGTATGAAAGTAGACAATGACGAAATATATCAAGATGCACTTGACAAAAAAATACGCGGTTTCAGTATTGAAGGCTATTTTGCCGACAAACTTGATATGAGTAGCCAAACAATAGAAGAATACGAAAGACAACTTACTATTGAAGAACTAAAAGAAATCATAAGCGAAGAAAAACTTGAATCTTATAGTGACTATCCAGAAGCCGTAAGAAACAACGCCAAACGTGGTATAAAACTAAACGAAGCCGTAGGCAACAAGTGTGCAACACAAGTAGGTAAAGTACGTGCGCAACAACTTGCAAACGGTGAACCTGTAAGTGAAAAGACAATAAAACGAATGTACAGTTATTTAAGCCGTGCAGAAGTATACTATGAACAAGGTGACAAAGAATCTTGTGGTTATATTAGTTACTTACTTTGGGGCGGTAAAAGCGCTAAAACTTGGGCAGAATCAAAACTAAAGCAAATTGAAAACAAGTAAAACAGGTGTACTTGGTGGCAATCGTGCTTGCCTATGTAAAGACGGAACTTACTCAGTTGATTGTTGTGACGGCTCTATATGGGCGCAAGGTTATGGCTCAACAACAGGACGTGTAATACCAGAAAGTGCAAATAGGTATTTAGTAGAACGATGCGACAACGGACACACACACCACGTACATATTGACGGTAGTAGTTTAGTAGTAAACAACGTCTACTATTTAAGTTTTGCTAATAGTCACCATAACGGTTGTTATACAATTATAAGTGAAGGTGGCGGTGCTGGTTTATTACTTACAAGTGTAGACTTGTATGCCGATTGTGACACTTGTTTAGCTTCTACATAAACACGAAAATGCAACAAACAATTTAAATTAAAGTTATATAGATATGAATATTCTTAAAAACGTAGTAAACAAAATCGCAGAAGGCGATAAAAAGACGGAGTTAGCTTCACAAAAAGTTCAATTAAACATTATGAAAGATTTTGAGAATGCAGTAGATTCTGTTATTAATGGTAATGCAAAAGGTTACAACACAAAACAAGATGCCAGAAAAATCATAGAAGATGCAATTCGACAATATGAAATGGCTCAACCAAGAATTGACAGAGCTATTAAATCATCAATGCAGTTAGAAAAGTCTGCAAAAGATTTAGGATTAGCTTTACCGGGTAAATACGAAGCTTCTAAAGGCAGGTTATTTGATGAACAATCAGACAATGAACAAGCAATTAAAAGATTAAAATCTATAAAAGCAGATTTAAACTTTTAAAATAAACACGAATAATAAATAAATTATGAATAATAAAGCTATACTCAACAAAGTAAAAGAACTTCTTGGAATGGAAGTAAAACTTGAACAACGTAAATTAGAAGACGGTGTAACCGTTATAGAGGCAGACGCATTTGAGCCAGATAACGAAGTAATGATTGTAACAGAAGACGAACAAATGATACCACTACCTGTAGGTGAATACGTAATGGAAGGTGGTGAAGAAGTTTTAGTAGTTACTGAAGAAGGTTTAATATCTGAAATCAAAGCTAAAGAAGCTAAAGAAGAAGTAGAAGAAGAAGTTGTTGAAGAAGAAGCTAAAAAAGACGAGGAAAAAGAAGAAGAAATGGCTGAAGAATCAAGACCGATCAAAAAGACGGTTGAATCTATTGTTAAAGAAACTTTCTTTACTGAAATAGAAAACTTGAAAAAAGAAAACGCAGAATTAAAAGCTAAACTTGAAACCTTAAGTAGTGACGAAAACACGAATGAAGAAGTTGAAGAAACTACAAACGAAGAAGTAACAACTACTGAAGTAGAAGAAGTTGCCGAAGTAGAACTTTCAAGTGAAGAACCAGCTGCAAAGCCTATTTCTTACAATCCAGAAAACAAAGAAAACACGGAGAAATTTAACTTCGCAAAGAACCGACCACGTAACATTATGGACACGGTTCTAAAAAGAATAAACAAGTAAATAAATTTTTTAATAACTAATATTTTTTAATTATGGCAGAGCCAACTATTACAGGTAGCAGTTACAATGGCGAATTTGGTAAATATATCAGCGCAGCCTTACTTTCTGCACCTACAATCGACCAAGGTGGGGTAACAGTAATGCCCAACATCAAGTACAAATCTGTACTACAAAACTTAACTACTTCAGCTTTATTAGCTGATGCAACTTGTGACTTTGACGTTACAGGTTCAACCGTGACAATGACTGAGAAGGTACTCCAAGTGTCCGATTTACAAATGAATTTGCAACTTTGCCGAAGCCAGTTTCACAGTAATTGGCAAGCTTCTGAAATGGGCTTTTCGGCTTTTGATGAATTACCAAAATCTTTCGAAGATTATCTTTTAGCTTATGCGGCTTCTAAAATTGCTGCTGAAGTTGAAGTTTCTTTATGGAGAGGTGCTACTGCAACGGCTGGACAATTTGACGGTCTTGTTACTTTAGCAACCGCTGACGCAACTGTAAACGACGTAGTTGGTACAACTGTAACCGCTGCTAACGTGATTGACGAGTTAGGTAAAATTGTTGATTCAATGAACACAAACACGAATATTTACGCAAAGGAGGACACTCGTATATTTGTCTCCAGAAATATTATGGCCGCCTATGTGCGAAGTCTCGGAGGTTTCCAAGCTACTATCGGTGCAAACGGTGTAGACAACAAAGGTACTATGTGGTACGGTAAAGGTGCTGCTTTGTCTTTCGACGGTATTCCATTATTCTTGGCTGAAGGTCTTGCTGCTAACACGGCTATGGCTGCACAAACTTCTAACTTGTACTTTGGATGTTCGCTATTAGAAGACTTAAATCAGACTGCCCGTGTGATTGACGTATCTCAATATGACGGCTCAGACAACGTGCGAGTAATATATAGGCTGGCAGCTGGCGCACAAATAGGTGTTGGTGCTGACGTAGTTCTTTATTCATAATATTAACCAGAACGAAGTAAGGAGGAGGTAAAATGCCTTCTCCTTTTTTTGTTCATAAAATTTTAAAATATGTCTTGTGATATTACAAATGGTAGAATTGAACAATGCAAAGATTCGGTTAGTGGTTTAAAGGCAATCTATTTCATTAATTTTGACGATTTAGATAGTGACAATGTAGTTTATGACGCAACAAATACAGATGTTATTGATACGTGGCAACCAGCTGCGGCTTTATCAATGTACAAGTATGAATTGAAGTCTACTGCAAATAGTTTTACTACTGCAATTAACACTTCCAGAGATAACGGTACAACTTTCTTTGAACAAACCTTGGTTATTAACCTTAAAAGACAAGATTTTGCTACACACAAAAACATTAAATTGTTGGCTTATGGTAGACCAAGAATTGTTGTACGTTCAATGACTGACCAATTCTTTTTAATGGGATTAGACCAAGGTGCAGATATGTCGTCTGGTCAAATTTCTTCAGGTTCAGAATTAGGTAGTTTCAACGGTTATGAGAGTTTGACCTTTGTCGCCCAAGAAGAGGTACCTGCCAATTTTATTGACGTATCTACTGAAGCTGCACTTGCAACTGCGTTTGCAGACGGTGGTGGTACTGACGCGGTAATTGTTACTTCTTAAGAATCTTTCTTATATTCCTTTCATAATGATTTGGCACACTTCGGTGTGCCTTTTCTATTTAAAATAAAAACAGATTCACACTTTTCAAGTTATATATATATGATAATACTACAAGAATCGGCAAGTGAACAAACTTTCAGCTTCATACCAAGAAGTCAAGTTTACGATTCTATGTATATAACTGACGAAAACACGAATACTACAACAACCGTTACAATAGCTTCAAGTACACAAGGCGACTATGTAGATACTATAAGTGCTACTTTTGATATTAAACAAAATCACTTCTACAAACTTGAACTAAAAAACGGAACTGACATAGTACACAAAGACAGAATATTCTGCACTAACCAACCTGTTGCAACATATTCTATAAACAATGGCGAATTTGTTAGTCAAGCGTCAAACAACGAATTTATTATTTATGAGTAATAATATACACTTATTAGAATTAAGCCACTACGAAGCACCTGTTATTAAGGAAGCAACGCGTGAAAATTACATCGAATACGGCACTGATAACAATTTTTACCAGTTCTTAATCGACAGATACACGAATTCTACAACGAATAACGCAATTATAAACAACGTAAGCCGTTTAATATACGGTAAAGGATTAAGTGCTACAGACGCATCAAGAAAGCCGTCAGAGTACGCACAAATGAAAGCTTTGTTTCATAATGACTGCGTTCGTAAATTGGCTTGTGACTTAAAGATGTTAGGACAATGTGCCGTTCAAGTCATATACACGAAAGATCGTAAAAAAATTGCACAAGTTCACCACGTGCCAGTACAACTTTTACGTGCCGAAAAGTGCAATGAAGACGGCAAGGTCGAAGGTTATTACTACTGTGATAACTGGCAAGACACTAAAAAGTTTAAACCTAAAAGAATACCAGCTTTTGGTTGTTCTAAAGAAGCTATTGAAATTTATTTTATTCAGCCTTATTCTGTAGGTCAAAAGTACTATTCTTTAGTTGACTACTATGGTGGCTTACCTTATGCACAATTAGAAGAAGACGTTTCTAAATACTTAATCAACGAAGTAAACAACGGATTTAGTGGTAGAACGGTAGTTAATTTTAACAACGGTGTACCAAGTGAAGAACAACAACATATGATTAAGTCTAAAGTTCTTAATCAGTTAACAGGTACTTATGGTGAAAAATTGATTGTGGCTTTTAACAATAATGCCGAATCAAGAACGACTGTTGACGCAATGCCAGTAAATGACGCACCAGACTTGTACGCAACTTTGGCAGAAGAATGCACAAGGAAGGTGATGTTAAGCCACCAAATTACGTCACCTCTCCTCTTTGGTATAGCAAGTACTAACGGATTTAGCTCTAACGCTGATGAATTGAAAAATTCGTTTATTTTATTTAACAACCTTTGCATTTTACCGTTTCAAGAATTGTTAATAGATGCTTTTGAGCAAATATTGGCTTATAACGGTGTAAGTTTACATCTGTTTTTTAGAACATTAAAACCATTAGAGTTTACTGATTTAGAAAACGCAGACACACAAGAGCAAGTACAAGAAGAAACAGGTTTAGAATTAAGTGGTTTAAGTAAAGACTTACAAGACTTTTTAGCAACAGGCGAAGACATAGAACAAGAAGGTTATGAACTTATAGACGTTCGTGACGTTGACTATGATTTAGAAGACGACTTTGACGCACAAGTACAAGAATGGGAAAACGAACTTAAACCTAAACAAAGTACACTTTCTAAAATTGTAAATTTAGTTCGTACAGGTGTTGCTTCACCTAACAAACCAAGTGAACAAGATAAACAAGTAGAAGGCTTATATTTTAAGGTACGTTACCAATATGTAGGTGACGATTCTCCAGAAAGAGATTTTTGTCGTGCTATGATGCGTTCGCAAAAGGTTTATAGAAAAGAAGACATTACAAGACTAACTTCACAAGTAGTAAACAAAGGTTTTGGTGAAGGTGGTTCTGACACTTATTCTATATGGTTGTACAAAGGTGGTGCAAGATGTCACCACAAGTGGCAAAGACGAACCTATGTAAGCTTTAGAAAAGGTGCTTCTATAGGTGCAGCAGATAGCGCACAAATAAGCACAGGTAAAGCAAGAAAATACGGTTATAGAGTAACTAATGAACCACAAGTAAGTATGAAGCCTAACGATATGCCGTTAAAAGGTTTTTCACCTAACAATCCTAACCTACCAAAAGACGTATAATTATGGCAAAAGCTTTATTAGTTACAAACACGGACATAAAAAGATTCACGGCACTTAACGGCAACGTAGACGCAGATAAATTTGTGCAGTTCGTTTCTATTGCACAAGACATTCATATACAAGGTATGTTAGGCACTGACTTACTTGAAAAAATACAAGCCGACATAGTTGCTGGCACACTTGCAGACCCGTATTTATCACTTCTTACTACATACATTAAGCCTTGTCTTATCCACGCAGCAATGTTAGAAGCACTTCCTTTTTTGGCATACACTATTTCTAATCAAGGTATTTACAAGAAAAGTAGTGAAGCCGCAGAAACGGTAAGTAAAGAAGAAGTTGACTATATGATAGAACGCGAGAGAAAAACGTACCAACATTATAAACAACGATTCATTGATTATATATGTGAAAATAACAACTTGTTTCCAGAATATAATTCAAATAGTGGCTCGGATATGAATAGTAATACTTACAATGATTTTAGTGGATGGGTAATATAAAGTACAAACCGAAAGAAAAGAACGTAAAGAAGTTAAAAGCTTTCTTAACTAAATACTATGGCAGAAATAAAAATAAGTGATTTAACGGCAAAAGGTGCTAACATCGCAAACACAGATAGGTTTGTGATCGCAGAAAGTGACGGTGCTGGTGGCTTTAATTCAAAGTATATAACAGGCGCAGAAATAACGGCAGTAAGTGCTGAAAGCATCTACTTACAAGACGGCACAATAAGAGGTGATAGAACTTTAGATTTAAGTGGTGCTTTTGTGTTGTTTACTAATGGTTCTAACAACATACTAAAACTAAATCCTACAACTAATGATATTACCTTTAACAATGAATATACTTTTCCTACCGCTGACGGTACAAGTGGGCAAGTCTTAAAAACGGACGGAAGTGGTAATATTAGTTTTGGTCTTTCAACAAGTGGTTTATTTGCACAGACTTCAGATAGTGCAACTGTAACAAACACAACAACAGAAACAAGTATAATAGGTACAGGTGTAGGTAGTTTAACTGTACCAGCAAATGCGTTTGCAGTAGGTGATTCATATCACGCAAAAATTGGTGGTGTTTTATCTGCGCAGAATGGTGACGATATTACAATAAATGTTAAAGCTGGTAGCACACTTTTAGCAACTACAGGCGCACTTGATCTTGAGGCAACAACGTCTATGGCTTGGGAATGTGAATTAGACTTTACAATACGTGCTATAGGTGCAAGTGGTGAAATAGTAACAAATGGTAATTTTGCTTACAACAGAAACACGGGTACTTTAGAGGGTTATGTTTTTCAAGATACGGTAAGTTTCGACACTACTGTAGACAACACTTTAGATATAACTGTTACTTGGGCGCAAGCTAAAACACAAGACCAGATTAATTCACACAATTTCGTTCTACATAAAGTTTATTAAGATATGGCAAATACAATAGGATACGGACAAGGTGCAGTTAATAATACAAATGGCTTTGGTAAAGCACCAACAAATAACACAATAGACTTTGGCGAAGTTTGTGCAGATAGTTGGAGTCCAGAAACTAATTTAGTAGGCGGTACAAGTTTTAGCAATACTCAAAGCATAAACCTTGACGGCATAGACGATTATGTAGCAATTTCTGCAAATTCTAATTTACAAATAAGCGATACTTTTACCATAAGTCATTGGGTAAAATTTACGTCTACAAGTCAAATGTATGTAACTAACTTCGCTAATAAATATGGTACTTATGTTCAAAATGGTTATGCTTATTTAGTGTTTAGAAATTTAAGCAATACACAAATAACACTACAAAGCACAAGTACAATTAATGACGGCAATTGGCATAATATAATAGTGGTAAAAACAACGTCAACAATGGCTATTTATATTGACGGGGTGTTAGACGCAAATAACGCTAATGGTGCAACGGGAATAACAAGTACACTATCTAACGCTATTGGTGCGTTATTCAACGGTGCTTTACCATTTCAAGGTACAATAGATGAGGTTGGAGTATGGAATAGCGACCAAAGTTCAAATGCCAGTACAATAGGTTCTACAATACCAACCGATTTAAGCACTTATTCGCCTTTAAGTTGGTGGCGATGCGGTGACGGAGATACTTCGCCTACATTAACAGATAATGGTAGTGGTGGTAATGACGGAACAATGACAAACTTTAGTACATTCTCAACTGATGTACCTACATAAAAACGAACAATGATATGTTAAGAACTTTTGATACATACGCAATAATTAACTCAAGTGATTTGTCAGGCATAGACTTTTCACAAATAGGAGAAACAAGCGCAGACACTTTAAGATACAATTTAGCTGGAACTGAATTTGTAATTAAGTGGAATACTACACCTACTTTTATAAGTGACGGATCAGTAATACCTGTTTCTGAATTAACACACGAAGAAGCTTTGGCACTTATGGCTACGGCAGAATGGTCTGAACCAATACCTGTAGAATAATGCATACAAACGTTCTTGCAGTATTATATTTTGTCTTTGGTTATTTAGCCAGTTTGGTTATGATAGCCGCAGATACAGAATTGTACGTAAAATTGCTTGGGTGTTATTTATTAATTTATATGAGTTACATACTAAACGAACAACTATAATATGAAAACACAAGTCTTACTTTTAACTACTAAATTACAAACTTATTCAACTAAACTAATGGCTATTATTTG